AAGATACTACACTAGTAACAATAATGTTTTCGCCAGAACTGGTTACTCGCATTATCATACCTGGAATAATGTTAGAAGTACTATCTACTACAATTGTAGTTTCAGTTGCAGAAGCAATAGCACCATCTACTGTCATTTCAGGGAATAACATAGTTTTAGTGAAAAAGCCATGCTCAACTGCAACTGCTGTTTCACTGGATACCATAGAAGTTAAACCAAACAGGGGAGCTGAGCCATTAGGCATCAGTCTGGTAATCATAGCTGCAAATGACTTCTTAGCTAAGTCAGTTGTAAAGTTACCAGTATTAAACATTCCAACACTCATAATTACACCTCTCGAAAATTGTTAATAAAGTTATTCCTACAACTGCTTACTAATACAGATCAAAAGTAGCTGCTGCTGTTTTTACAAGAGTAAAAATCTTACCTGCTTGTGGACCTACAGTTAGGTTGTTATTAGTACCAATGGCAGTAATACCAGTACCAACAGCAATAATAACATCATAAGCAGCAGCTTGATTATTACCTACATAGAAAGAGAAACTATCTCCTATATCCATATCAGGAAAGGCAGCAGCTAACAATGCAGCAGTAGGCAATGTATAAGTGCAATCAGAAGTAAGAGTTAAACCTTGTAAGATTGCTCCACCTGAAACTTGTGCAACAGTAAGAGTTGCATCAGCTTCTGCATTAAAGTTAGTAGGAAGAAAGTTAGCAGATAATCCATCGCCTTTACGCATAGGTTCAGGAATATTACCGCTTTTACGTACAAGAGTTCTGTGAAAACCCATAATTAATCTCCTTAATAAAAGTTACTAAACATTATAAATTAAGAATTCATAAAACTATCCCAATCAATATCAGCTTTTGAATTCTGTTGATGCTGTTGCTTAGGAGCAAAAGCTTCTGACATAGCTGTCACAAAGTTATTTGCCATTTCAACTAATTCAAAAGGAGTTGCGTCAGGATTTTTAGCAGCTAACTGATGAGTTACTGCTTCTATAACAGGTTTAACGGCTGGGTCTTTAAAGATAGGATTTTTAAGGTTCATCTCATTATGTGTAGCTTGGTTTCTAATGAGATTAGGTAATTCTGATTTGTGTGCATTTAACGCACTAGCAACTTTAGATTCAATCATCTTATCATTAGCTAGTGTGGATTGTAATAAAACTTGTTGTGCTACAACGTTTAAAGATTGTTGGAACGCAGCTATAGCACCTTCGCCACCTTCCGATATAGCTTTTAAACTATTTGGGTCTAAAACTTTTGAAAAATCAGCTTGTTTAACAAGTTCCTGCAATTGCTTTACATCAAGAGGTTTACTTTCTTGCTGACCTTCAGTATTAGTAACAGGTTCCCACATATTCTGAAATTTAGCGAGAGGGGAATCGTCATTATTATTCTGTTCATTTGCATTTGCGGGAACTGCACCATTAGCTGCTGTACCAGAAGTATTAGCAGCACCGCTAGGAGGAGTAGCAGGTAAATTGCCTGGAATAACAGGAGCTGGTTGCTGTTGTTCAGGAGCTTTAATTGAAGGGTTGCTGCGAAATAAAGACATAATATCCATTGTTATTTCCTCTTAGTTTAAGTTTAAGTAATGTTATACTTCTGGTGTGTGGTAAGGGTTATTTAAAGTATTGTTTGCTACTACTGAGTTATTTAAAATATACGTTAGTATTTCTATCTGACCTTTTGCATGAGCTTCTTTTTGAGTAAAGTGTAAAGGATGCTCAGGATCATAATCTAGAAACAACTTTTCCATAGCTATATCAGCTAATAGGTTTTGAATTACCTTTCTTTGTAAGTCTGTAAGGATAGAGCCTTGTAACTCATCATTAGGAGATAAGGTATAAGATGTAAACTGATTAGGTTTAAGTTCGTCCACTGTTATTGTACTCCTGATTCAGGTTGTGTTTGTGTAGGGTTTTCTGGATCTTTAGGTGCTTGAGTTGTATTAGGTGGATTATACCCATAGTCCTGAGGTTTAGGTTGTTGTGGTAGTTTAGTAGCATCAATACCTTGTTTAGCATACTCAAAAGCTATAGCTCTCCAATCACTATAAGCTTGTTCGTAAGCCATTTGCTCTGGAGGTTTTTCAAAAGCTGATATCTTAGCTCCACGAGATTTCATAAGATAAGAGAATAGTTGAGTTACATTATATCCAGCTGCTAATTGAGATGAGCTTCCCATTGTCTGTAGAGCAACAGCAAAAGATTCAGCGTTCATTAACTTAGAACTAGGTAATAACCCATCAGATACTTTAAAATTCAATACAGCTCTACGAAGTTTAATAGGATCTATCTCTACTTGCTTCTCCTGATCTCTATTATATAGAGTAGTGCCTCCTTGGTACTGTAAGATATTAATTTTAAGAATGTGCTTAAGGGGAATGAAAACTTGGAACTCTAGAAGAATAGCAGACGTCTGGTTACGGCCATTAGCATTCTGCATCACAGTATCAAACTCTTCTAAAGTTTTATTTCCTTTAACGAACTGTCCATGAGAAGCTTGATTCTGTCCTGTGAGTTGATTAGCTAAAGCAAGCAATTGGTGTATCTGTACTATAGAATACTGCCCTTGATCTTCTCTATAAGGAAATTGGTATACAGCTTCTCCAATATTCTTACCATAAGCTGCTGGACGAACTGGTATTTTAGCTGATGGATTATCTGAGTTTATCTGTGCAGCAGAAATACGAGAAGGGTCATATAATACTCTATCAGTTATTGCACGGCGCCGAGAATGAATAATAGAGTTCATATAAGCAGTTGCTACATCTTGAAATGGCTCCACATTATCTACTTGTGATTTAGTTTGGTACCTTAAACCATCTTCATGAGGCTGACCTACAAGTATTGGAATCCAATTATGAGCATTAGTCTGGCGCTCACAATAGATAATATGCTCATGATTAATAATTATAAGTTTAAATACTTGAGGAGTATTTCTAGCAGGAAGTTTGAGATTAAACTCATCAGGAAGAATACGACAGTATAAAGTAGTCACATCATACATATCTTTATAGTCTATATCTTTTGAACGATCTGATAGTCCTACCCAACTTATCCAGTTAGTTCCTGTTCCTACTTCTGAATCTTCTGGATGCATATCAGGATTAATATCTGGAACATAGAACCCATCCCATTCTATTGTGTTATTTATACCATTACCTAATCCTGATTCTAGTGCTTGCTTAGTCTGTAGTGGATTCATATCAGGTAAAGCTTCCATAAGAAGTTTTAGTTTTATTCTTGTCACTCTTTCTGTGTAACCTGCAAACTCACCATCTTTATATACTTCTGTTGGAGCTACTCTTGGATCTACTATTGTATTATAAGGATCAAGCCTTCTAACTGCATTACCTGTCCAGATAACTTTTTTAGGTTTACCTTCTCCAATATTAGTCTGTAGATCAGTTTCTATAGAATAAGATACTTGTCTATCCCAACTTACTTCTATTGGAGCAAAGTTATACTTATAGCCATCACGAAAGAATAGTATTAGTTCTCGCTGCCAGCCTCCCAATGTAGAATGCTCTTCTATAATAGTTTCCAGCTGCAGTGCTTCATCAGCAAATTCAGGAGAAGATACCACTCCAAATATAGGATGTCCTGTTAAGAATACTGAAGTTTGGTGAGTTACAGCAGTCTCTACTGAAGGCATTACTACAGGTACAGTTATATTCTGGAAGCGATCAGTATCTCCAGCATTATTAGCATTTTTAGCTCTTTGGTGTTCTTTAGTCTTATCTTTTTCTCGTTGATAAGCTTTATCTCTAGCTTCTAATCTAGTACGTAAACTAGAGCGGAATGTACGAGATACATTATTTACAGTACGATAGTACTCTATGAAGATTTCATGGGACTTGCTAGATAAAGGTATAGAAGTAGAAGCTACCATTTGTTTTATACTCTTTAAGGTTATAAGTTAAAAAGGTGAATTATCAGTTATTACTTCTAATGAATCAAACTCTTGCTGTTCAATAATATTACCAGCTACTATAAATTCAGAATACATATCTATTACTTTAGGTGCATAGGCTAGAAGATCTAGCAATCCATCGGTATTATCTCTTTTCAATGGATTAAAAGCTGTTATCTGAGAGTGCACTGGTAATTTACATTCTGGAGATACAAATATCTCTCCCTTAGCATAAGCTTTAAACATCTCTAAGATTCTAGTATTTTTAGCCCTACCTCCTGCAGATACTGGTAAAGCTTCTATTCCTGATATTCCCATCTGCTGACAAATGAATTCAAACCAGTATAGTAGAGAATATTGATAAGCAGTATCTTCTACAACTATTAATCTGCAGTTATGTGTAAGTGCATATTTAAGAGCTGTACGGATAGTTTCTCCAGGAGATAATCTATCTTCAGTAAGTTCCATCAATACTGGTAGTGCGTCATGTATTTCAAAGTAACCTATTGATATAGCATCTGCATTTATTTTATCTGTAGCTGGATCTATAACTATAAAATTACCTCCCGAAATATCTCCTTCACTTACAGGATAGTCAGGAAGTTTTGAAAGATTTATGAGATTATTCATTGAAGCATTTTCATCATTCAATACTTCTGAATAAAAAATCTCAGGCTTACCCATTGCTAAGTCATTAGAGAATTCAGATAATAACTGAGCCACAGGTTGTAACTCTTCCCAGATAGAAGTACCATCT